CTGCGTACGTTTCCTTCTTGCTCTGAACGATAGTTCGGAATCGATTGAGGCTTTCGTCCGTCCGAATTCCGACGAAGCAAGCGCAAGACTAGCAAAGGCTAAGGAGATAGAAGAAAGTGTTGCGAAATACAAGACTTCACAATCTGCTACTAGCGAAGCAAAATCAGCCTTAGATGCGGCAACATTAAAGGATAAATCATATAAATTGATAGCGCCGTTCAGGTCTGTTGGTGCAGCACTTGCCAAGTCCCCAATTATTACTAATGCACTTAGTGGAGCTGGTACAGCTATGTCGGTTGAAGAGGCTGTGTATAGATACAATCATGGTGACGTGGGTGGTGTAGTATTGAACACATTGGCTGCTGCATTTGGTTTGGCGTCAATGGTTCCTGCTCGCAGTCCCGCTTCGGCAATAACCAAAGGTGTTGGTGTGGTTGGTGGGTTGGGTCTAATCCCATTTCAGATGGGGTATGAACATTACAACCCAAGGCAACCACAGAAGAAAGTCCGTGGAGGGTTAGTCCGCAACTCTCGCTAGGACGTAGGCTTCGATGTTCCTAGCGAACTGAACTAGGTCTACATCTACAGCCAGAACTGCGTCTGGGCGTGGTCTGTCACTATAAAAAAATATCTGTGTAATCTCTTCTTCGGTTAGCACGTTGTATCCTCCAGTTTGTTTTTGAGTTGCCAATACTGCAACAGCGCCATAAACATCTTCCACCCACGTATCAGGTCGTCGTGTTCCCACTCCTTTACCACAACCAACCCCGGTACATTACGGCTGACGAATACATTGGCACACCTAGCCTCTGGTATACCTAGTCCAACCCTATAGGCGGCTAACTGCATTAGATGTTCGTCGTAGCCATCGACCTTGTCTGGGTCGGTAAACTCCTTCGTCTTGATGTCAATTACGATGCCGTAATCTTTGGTTGAGTGCATATCGCACTTTCCACCAAACTTTAGGTCTGTATGAGCAAACGACCTCTCACATATCCATTTATGACCGCTGTAATGAGCCTCTACTGCGTTAACTGTGCCTTGGATATGCTCACGGTGCTTGACGGTTAGTTTGCCCTCGTAATGCCCCTGTATTGACTCGTGGATGCGTGTACCCTCATCTGCCGCAGAACGACCTTGTTCCTTGGAGTCTTGGATGATACGGTCAATGTAGTCCTTCTCAAGCTCGTCCGTCCGCTTGGGTAGGGTAAGAGCCGCCATAAGTACCTGTTGCTGTAGCCAGTTAATCAGGGCTGGCTTAGCCGACACCCCCAATATTGTAGTCACACTAGGAACTAGGTTCATTGTCCTAGCGTCCCTCAGCGTGGTATTACGTGGCGAGCCATCCTTCTTAGATGGAACGGTGTACTGGGGTGCGCCGTCCATGGTATACCAATGTTGACTTTCCGAAGCTCGTGGTGCTGATGCTGTTAGTGTCATATCATCCTTACGTATTGTGATTTAGTTGATTTAGCAAATTTGCAATAAGCTTCATGGGCTTTGCATGGGTCATCAAAGTAACCAATAAAAAATCTTTTTTCATCAATTGAAATCCTCGCTGAATATTTACCATACGACGCAACCCAAGTAACCCCTGTATACCCAGATGTATTGTGCCTAAGCTTATCCCTGTTTAAGCCGTTTTGGGAACGAGTTGCTGGTCTCAAGTTTTCGATTAAATTGTTGGAGCGATTTCCATCAATGTGGTCAAGAAACTCTGGCAAAAATCCGTGATGCATCATAAAGATGATTCTATGTACAAAGTGTGACTTGCGATTAATAAGGGTGCGAATATAACCATTAAATATAGTCCCAACTTTTGACCCACCTTTCATCATCCCAACTGACTTTTTGTAAAACAGCATCCCGTCACGATACTCAAATCTGTCAATAAGATATGATGCTGTTAGTGACATTGGTTATCCTTTAGCAATCCCATGCTCTCAGGGACTTATTTATACGACTGTTGGGGTCATTAGCTGTCTTAGCGCTTGTCAGTTTCTTTTTCATGCCAGACATACGGGCACAAAATGACTTCTTCCTAGGCCCACCTTCTGGCTGTGGAGCTTTAAGCCCCGGCTTGTCTGGGTTAGCCTTGTTGTAAGAGGCTCTGCCCTTAGCGTTTAAGCCACCAGATTCAGCCTTGCCTTCTTTGCGAGTCCATGCTTCAGTCTTTTTCATTTCTTACTCCTTAGATTTACCAAAGATGCCATAAAACACATTTGATATGCTACTCTTTTTCTGGGTAAGCAGACGTCGTTCTTTTAGTTCATTAGCGCCTTCAAGCACGGTTACCTCATACTCTTTCTGTAGCAATACAATCCATGCCTTGAGTATGTCAGCCCTCAGTAGCACTCCATTCTTACGCCACCTAGGCAAGTTGCCAATATCGCCCTTCCCAATAACAAAGTTAGCCTTCAGAGTTATTTTAGAACTGAATTTTTTAGTCATCTTTATCCCCTATCTGCGTATTCATACCAACGACCAATGAAGTTCTTTAGGTCATCAAAGCACTTTCCTCCGTGCTTTAATGCACCTCGCTTGTTAATCCAATCAAATCCAAAAACCACCGTATCGTCATCCGTATGCCCATGAATGACGACAACAACAAACTGTGATTGTTTTGCTAGGGCTTGCAACAACAGCACCTGCCCCTGACTCATGCTCTCCCCTTCCCTCTTCCACTCGCCGACTAGAAATTTGCCTTTACGCTCAATTATCATGTCTATGTCACATGGCAGAATCTTAGGGTTGGATTTAATCATCCCCCGAAACTCGTTGAAGTCTATGTGGGGTGCATGAGCATTCCTCATCAACCTCATTTTGAGGTGGCTGTGGTTGTCGTAAATATACTGCTATCCAGTATGGTTGGGGGTGGAGGTTGGTTGCCAACCTGAGTTGGTGTTATGGATGTCGCCACTACATTTCCAAATGGATTGCTGTAAACAGTCATATTGCCAACCGTAGTAGCACTTCCCAATGCAGCCCCCATATTGCCGTAGAGGTATGTATCGCTGTATGCGCTACCACATACAAACAAGCCAATAATTATATAAATTATTTTCATAATATTCTCCAATTAAAACGGCAAGTTATCTTCAAACTCATCAAATGGTGAGCTAGGATTAATCACATGAACGATAGCTGGCTTCTTGACTGGAGCTGACCTAGCTTCCCACTCTGGAGACAAGGATATTTTTTTCCTAAGATTCTCAGAGAATGACTCGAACATCTCCATGTCTGGCTCATCAATCCAGAATATCTGGGTTTTGTTAACACCCTCTGGCAGACCAGCTTGCTTAACAATGCTCGGAACTGGGTTGATGGACACTATGTTGGTGTACTCGTTGCCATCATTTCCGACACTGGTAGCCGCCGTAACCATAGCCCACACACCCAGTACGTTAGACAGTTCAAAGCCGAGTTCTTCTGCTTTAGTAAAGTCCCTCCCGCGCCACGAACACAAATCAATCCTAAGATTTGACTTCTCGGACAGGATGTTTGAGTAGGTCTTGGACATAGACATTGGCTTGCCAGTGCTAGTTAGTATTGGCTGACCAGCATCGTCCTCTCCATGAATTTCAAATTGCAACATCACCTTTGGTATGTGCTTTGTCTTTCCTTGCCACTCTACTTTTTGTGTGCCTAGGTCAATAATCCTGTAACACCGAGCCAGATGCATACCTACTGGCACTGGTACAAAACTACATGACGACCCGCTTGATTTTGTTGTGAATCCCATTTGAATCTCCTTTATGTAAAACTCCCATACCACACTCGTACCTAATGGTTTCCCAGTCGGCTTTACTAGCAACGCCTGCCTCAGCCCTAGTCATGGCTTCTTCAAGAATCTGCATTCTTTCCATATGTAATTGATGCATCAGAATGTCTGAATCAATTCCAAAATCATTTCCATCAACGTCGCTATTGTTCAATTTTCATCTCCTGTCTAATGCGTTCAAAGGTCTTTGATATATCCGTGTTGACTGAGTTCGTTGGGGTGTACTTATTATCTAGTACCCACTTACCCCTAGCCCTCAACCACTCCAGACTCTCTTGCCGTTTTTGCTTGTTGTACTTAGTCATATACACTTCCTCCCATTCCACTTTGGATTGTTACCTTGGCTGGCTTTCTAAGTTCTGGTGATTTGTATCCATATTTTTTGGCTAGTAAATCTCCAGCATGGATGACACGCGCACCTGCAATCGTGGGCTTAACCACGACACGCTCTATATCCTCATCAGTCCGTACACGATACGTACCAATGCGAGATATTTGGCTACCCGTCAATACCAAAGCAATTGACGGCTTTAATCTATGTAAAATATTATTCATCTGATTTATGGATAACGAGAATTTCTCCATCATTTGCTGTTTGGTGCAGCCCTCGTTGTTGCTAATGTAATCCAGTACCAAATCTTTATTTGTAGCGGTTTGTAGCTTTCTATTGGTTTTCATTTTATCTCCACAGTAAACTAATTGTCAATGTAGCAGATGTAATTTAAAATTACAACCCCCTTGCAAACTATTTTTATTAGTGTAATATGCAAATAGATTCACAACTACGGAGATTTAAAATGACACTCGAAAAGTTCTTTGAAGGAAAGCCGCGAGGCTCTAAATTGTTAATGGCTAAATCGTTGGGTATATCCAAAACTTGGCTCTCACTTGTCATTAGTAGCCGCAAGCAAGCAAGCCCTGAGTTATGCGTTGAAATCGAGCGCTATACCCGTGGTGCCGTGAGTCGTAGGAATCTACGACCTGACGTATTTGGAGATATAAGAAAATGATATGGTACAAATTCCACGTTGGTGATTACGTCAATAAGACATCCCACATCTCAGATGCCGAAGACCTTACATACAGACGTATGCTTGACCTGTACTATATTAGCGAGAAGCCACTTTCGTTAAATATCGAAACAGTTGCTATACAAGTCCAAATGGACGTTGATACGGTTGAGTCGGTAATAGATGAGTTCTTTGTTCGTGCGGACGATGGATACCACAACTATAACTGTGATAACGCTATAGCAAAGTACACCGCACAGGTTGCTAACAATATAGAGCTAGGTCTAAAAGCTAGGGGCAAACCAAAGCCACACAAGAATCCAAAACTAGCGGCAGTTCTAAGGGCACCAAGATTGAAGATAAAACTGAAGGCACAAGCGAGGGGTTAAGTATGAATTACTATTTTCACAATATCGGTGATTATCGTAGAGACACTACCCACCTGTCTTTGCTAGAGCATGGATTATATCGTCAGTTATTAGATACTTACTATCTTGACGAACAACCCATTTGCGCTAATCATACGAAACTGATACGTTCGTATAACGTCCGTACAGAGGATGAGCAACAAGCACTAATAAATGTGTTGAATGACTTCTTTTTGTTGACAGAAAATGGCTACATACATACACGATGTGACAGTGAGATACTAAAATTTCACCAAAAAAGTGATAAAGCTAGGTCATCGGTAGCAGTCCGTTGGGCTAATAAAACCAAGGGTACTGATACGAACGTAATACGAAAGCAATACAAACGTAATACGAAGGCATTACTAGAAACATACGAAGGCAATACTAACCAAGAACCAATAACCAATATAAAACCCCCTATACCCCCTTCGTCGAAATTCGACGAGTTCTGGAATTTGTGGCCTCAGTCGAAACGCAAGGTCGGCAAGGTTGCGTGTTTGAAAAAGTGGAAGTCGTCTGGTCTGGATGCGATAGCGCCTAAGATTTTATCTAGCGTACAAGCTCTCAAGACCAGTGAACAGTGGGTTACAGGGTTTGAGCCATCACCGATGACGTACATAAATCAACAACGGTGGGAGGATGAAACGGTAGTTTCGTTTGGTCAAGGCAGGAGAATTCTGTGACCTCTCAGAACGCTCAGGAATCAACTTTGATTATGACTAGGCTACCTATACATATAACAGCACCAGTTCGTCTACTGACGAGCATCCTAGTGAGTTCTAGAGGCATATTATGACACCAGTCGAACAGTTATTATCAAGATTAGACAAAGTTAAGGGTAAAAGGGGAGCTTGGACAGCATCTTGTCCAGCGCATAAAGATAAATCACCTTCACTGGCAATTCGTGAGACGCAAGACGGTACAGTGTTATTGAAATGCTTTGCTGGTTGTACCGCGTCAGAAGTTGTTAATGCTGTGGGTATGGACTTGGCTGACCTATTCCCACCACGGGACGAAGAGCATCACCACAAACCAACTAAGCCAGCATTCTACGCTACGGACTTGCTACGCATTTTATCTTTCGAGGCGTTGTTGTTGGCTGTTGCGGCTAGTGACATAGCTAACAGTAAAGAGCTTACCCATGCCGATACACAAAGGATTAAATTAGCTGGGGAACGAATTCAGGAGGTAACACATTATGCAAATATCTAACATCGAGCAGAAGTCTAGGGCACTAGACGAGATGCGTAGTGTACGCATTATCCGTGACGGTGACGTTGACTTCAACAAATACATCACGGCAGAAAGCCATGCTGAGCAAGTTAAGCCAGCAAGTCATTGGCTCAAGGAAATACTTGACGAATTCAAGAGTCCGCCCAAGGAAACATTTCAGACCATGCCGTGGGAGAAGACCAAGTCTACATTCCAGTTTCGCCCCGGTGAGGTTACCCTGTACGCTGGTAGCAACGGAGGTGGTAAGAGTTTAATCACTGGGCAGATTGCACTAGGTCTGATGAAGCAACACCAGAAGATATGTGTCGCCTCATTCGAGATGAAGCCCAAGCGCACGATAGGCAGAATGCTACGACAGTTCTGTGGTCAGAACTTTGAGGAGCCACACATGATGTCCAAGGTCTCGTTCATTGAGAAGATTATCGGGCGTTTTGAGTCATTCGCTGATAACAAGATTTGGCTGTATGACCAACAGGGAACGGTGAACACCAAGCAAGTCATTGCTGTGGCTAGGTACTGCGCCGTGGAGTTGGGCATAGGTCATATCTTTATTGACAGCCTGATGAAGTGCGTGTCTGCCGAGGATGACTACAACGCACAGAAGTATTTTGTAGATGAGTTGACTGCTCTGGCCCGTGACCACAACGTACACATCCACCTGATACACCACATACGCAAGCTAGCCAGTGACGAGGTAACGCCTAACAAGAACGACATCAAAGGCTCTGGCTCTATCTCCGACCAAGTAGACAATGTGTTGCTGATGTGGCGCAACAAAAAGAAAGAACATCAATTGCAGACTGGTGGGGCAGTGGACTACCTGACACCAGATGCATACCTAATGTGCGAGAAGCAACGTAATGGAGAGGCTGAGGAGTGGTACTCACTTTGGTATCAGAGAGAGTCTCAGCAGTTCGTCGATGCACACGACGCAACAACAATGGCATTTGACCATGGCGGAAGTTTTTAAAGAGGGTGAAGGGGATGATGCGTTCCGACACCAATGTCTGGTGAGGCACGTGTTGTCCATGAGGGTAAATGACCGGGGTGCGGCGTGGAAGTTTGTTAGGTTATGGAATGAAAAGCACCCAGACTCATGCCTGCAAAATGATGTAGTCAATCAATGGGAGCGTGGCAACCGTGGTGTTAATGGAGATTGGAGAGATGCGTAGAGCGGCTAAAGCTGACAAGAATCAGGCAGAGATGGTGTCCGCGTTCAGGACATTTGGTTGTTCGGTGCTACACCTACACCAAGTCGGTGGTGGCTGTCCTGACATAGCCGTTGGTCTGAACAAGAAGACGGCTCTGGTTGAGATTAAGGACGGAGGTAAGGCTAAGTCTGCACGGGCACTGACAGCAGATGAGCAGAAGTTTCACGATAGTTGGAAGGGTAGTTTGTTTGTAGTAGAGGACTTGGGCGATGTTATCGCTCTGGTAAAGGGGCTAGAAAAATGATTGGAGACAATATGGAAGATGCACAGATGAGAGATGTATTTGCAATGATAGCGTTGTACAAAATTATGGGAGCATCCACCAAAGCCACGAGCAAGGAGGTTGCATACGCCGCATATGAACAAGCCGCACGCATGATGGATGCACGCAAGGACTTTACAGGAGAAACAGCATGAGAGAGATTGACCCACATGACGCAGTTGATTACATCCTACTCAACGGCAAGAACTTTGCTAAGGCCAAGTCGGAGCGTGTTTACTTGGAAGAGTACCGCAAGAGTCTCAAGGCTCTGCTAATGAAGCGCTCTATGGAGACAGCTATTGGCGCTCAAGAGAGAGAGGCATACGCACACGCAGACTATCAGGCCATGCTACTAGGTCTACGTGACGCAATAGAGGCAGAAGAGAAGCTCAGGTGGGACTTGATAGGTGCCCAACAGCGGGTAGAAATTTGGCGCACGGAGCAAGCTACAGCTAGGGCTGAGGGTCGAGCCACAATATGAACAACAAGCTAACCGCTGAAGAGCGTGTATACGTTGGCATGGTCAAGGCGCTACCCTGTAGCGTCTGCAATGCACCACCTCCATCGGAAGCACACCACTTCAAGCAACACCTCCAATACACCACCATCGCACTGTGCATAGACTGTCACAAGGGCACATTCAATGGTTGGCATGGGCAGAAGACTATGTGGAGGGTTATGAAGATGGAACAGATTGATGCGTTAGAATTAACTATCAAAAGAGTTATTAAAAACATGAACTTGTAATTATTTTAATTTAATTTGCAATTAATGCTTGACACCTTGTTTAATTCTGAATTAATATACGTTTACTGGCTACGGAGTCAGGCATACCAAGGAGATTCAAATGCAAAACGTACAACTTAAAACAGAATCGGTTCAGTCGCTATCAGCAAACATCCAAGCTCTTGCAACTGTAGAGTCCCTCACAAACAGCATCGATGCACTCTTCGTGCTAGACCAACAAGCTAAAGCTCTTGCAGAGCAAGTCAAGACAATGAAGGCCGACATCGCTAACAAGTACGGCGAAGGCAAACACGCTGGTAAGTTGCACAGCGTAGAAATCACACTGGTCCCAGTGTCTGGCACCGTTGACTACGCCGCTCTGTGTGTTGCATACGGCATCACCAAAGAGACACTCGACACCTTCCGCAAAGAAGGCCGTGCTGACATCCGTGTCACACCTAAGAAGTAAGGAGAATCAAAATGACCTCAAATCAAATCCGTGGTAACTGCCAGTGCTGTGGTCGTCAACAAGCTGTAGTCGGACGCTTGATGTCCAAGCACGGCTACACAGTTGATAACGGCTGGTTCAGTGGTGTGTGTTCTGGTCGCAACTACGTTCCGCTACAAGAGAGCCGTACACACACAGACGTTATCGTTGCTCAAGTCCGCGCTGACATACCTAAGTTGATTGCTGATGCTGAAGGAGTCAAGGCAGGAGTGATTACCCCAAAGACAATCAAGCTTCGCATAGGCTTTGAGATTCCATTTGCCGAAGGAAGCGAACGCCAACAAATGACAGCGTGTAACTCACTGGAGTGGAGCCTCCGCAGTCGCGCCCGTTCTGGCGAGCTGTTCGCCGACAGCATGGAAGCCCTTGCCACTAAACTACACGGTACTGCATTAATTGAAGTTGCCAAGAAGGAAGCCCCAGAGTACATCAGCGTCGGTGACCAGAAGTCTGACAACGGCACGATTTACACCTGTACATCAGTCGAAGGCGCTCGTGTGTACCACAAGGCGCAGAAAGGCGACAAAACTTTCAAGGGATGGACTGGTTGCCAAGCATGGAGAAAGATGGAGGCAGTTTAAATAACGGGGGGCGTAAGCCCCCATAGGAGACCGCTATGAGCCCAAAGCATGACACATACATACTCAAGATTAAGAATATCCTACACAGCAAGCCATTGTCGGTAATTACTGGCCTGAGACAGGAGAGACAAATATATTTAACTTTTTTGCATAAAGTGCTTGACAGGTAGTTTAACTCCGTATTAATATACATTCACTGACACACTGGTCAGGCTAGCGAAGACAGGGAGAAACGAAATGAATACAGAGAAACAAGATTGGGATTTATTAAATCATATTGGTGCTGCATTACGGGATGCACAACAATATCAAAATGAAGTAATGACAAAACATGATAAATGTTGGGTTTTTCTAAGAAAGAAAGCTAAACAAGCCACAGAAAAAATGGAAGCGGAACACATAACAGCATGGAATATGATGATAGCCAATCGAGCAACACGTTTCTTACAGGGAGAATCAAAATGAGTACAGTAGAATTTGATGCAATCGTAGCAGACAACCTAGAGGTCACAGTCGAGGGAGAATACTCAGGCGATAACTCACGCCACTTTGATTTTGAATTGACCAAGGTTTATATCACCACGGATATGCGTGCCAACAATATACTCTCCCTACTATCGACGCTAGACAAGGACATATTGGAGGGCAGGCTCTGGGACGCGTGCCACCTAGCCATTGAGGATAGGAAGATGGAATCAGCAGAGGCCAAGCGTGATGCGATGCGCGACAACATGATGGAGGCAAGATGAAACAGGAGGTGAAGCGGAATGACTAAGCTAGAGGAATTGAAGAATGCTGTGGAGTATGCGTTTGCTGCCGAGGTAGATGCGTGGGATGCCGCGAGGGCTGCTACAAGGTCTGCTACGAGGGCTGTTGCGTGGGCTGTGTATGATGATGCGAGGGATGAGTATGCTGCCACGAGGGCTGCTTACGAAGCTGCACTAAAGGAGAATATATGAATGATGAGTCGTTGACTAACAAAGTTATTGTTGCTATAATCGTCATAGCAATTGTGATTGTATTGCTGTTCATGCCCGACCTGATAAACTGAGTCGGTTCTGGCGCACTAAGCGTATGCATTGCATCTCGTGTAAGAATGGATTAAGCTAAGATACATTTAATCAAAGGGAATACGGATAATGCCAGAAACCACTAGGAAGCGCAGTAGCGCATCTAAACCATCTCTAAGCACGGGTAACCTACCCGATGCCACTATCGTCTCTTGTAGACCATCTAAAGAAGCCCTAATCGCCGAAGGTAAACAATACGTTGCCCCCAAATTCCCTAACCCAAATGGTAGGCCCGTAGAATACTCAGAAGCTATTGCAGACGAAGTCTGTCTAAGACTAACTGAAGGCGAGCCTCTAGTACGTATATGCAAGAGTGAACATCTACCAGATGTGTCGACTATTTATCGTTGGTTGATTAGGTTCCCACTGTTCTGCGAGATGTACACGCGTGCCCGTGAAGAGCAAGCCGACACAAATGCCGATGAAATCATAGCCATAGCTGACGAAGACCCTAAGTTTACCGAGTACAAAGACAAGGACGGCAACGTCGTAGATATCAAGATAGACTCAGCCTATGTTGCCTATCAGAAACAACGCATTGAGTCTAGGAAGTGGACTGCCGCTAAGCTAAAGCCACGTAAGTACGGTGAACGTATAGCAATGGAGGGCGTCGATGGAGGCGCACCCATAGGTACAGTTGACCTATCGACTAGCTATCTAGCCGAGGTTATTAAGAACCTTGAGATGAAGAAGCGTGCAGACTGACGCCATGGACTGGTTAGACGCTGTTGATAAGTTCATACAAGCCCCTAATGTATGGGGCTTCGAGGCTCCCAAGAAGGAGCGCAAGGGTATGGCTAGGGAGAGGTTTCTTAGGTCTCCTGAGTGGAAGGCCATGAGGTTGGTCATCTTGGGGCGCGATGGTAAGGTATGCGCTTGTTGTGGCTCAGTATCTGAGCTACAGATTGACCACATACTGCCACGCTCGTTGTACCCAGAGCTTCAGTTGGATGCCGATAATCTTAGGGTGCTATGTTGGCCTTGCAATAAGGCAAAAAGCACCAAAATAATAACCAATGAAATCAATGGTCGGTCTCCAGAATCACGGGGTTTGACCAAGTGATGCAAGTGTCTACCAATAGACCGCCACCTACTACATCTAGTATATTTGACCAGAGAGCTATCCATGAGTATGAATCTAGGAGTGACACGGACAAGCTCGCGATTGTGTCCCATATGGATTGGCTATCGGGGGCACACAAACACCAAGTACCGCCCCCGTTGGAGATGGAGTGGACGGTATGGATGCTACTGGCTGGTCGGGGTGCGGGGAAGACGCGTTGTGCTGCTGAAGCATTATGGTGGTGGGCGTGGCTCTCACCTTATTCGCGCTGTCTGGTACTGGCTCCGACGTCTGGTGACGTTAAATTCACGTGCTTCGAGGGTCAGTCGGGTCTGCTGTCTGTCATACCGCCGACGCTGATTAAAGACTACAACAAGCAAGACCACCTCATTACCTTAGTCAATGGCTCGTCCATACGTGGCATCAGTGCCGATAGCTATGAACGACTACGTGGCCCTCAGTTCCACTATGCATGGTGTGATGAGTTAGCAGCATTCCAGTACCCTCAAGACGCATGGGACATGATGATGTTCGGTCTACGTCTAGGTCAGTCACCTCGTGTCATAGTCACGACGACGCCTAAACCTAAAGACCTCATTGTTGACCTGATTGGTCGTGAGGGCATGGATGTAGTTATTGACCGGGCTAGTACCTACGATAACGAAAAGAACCTAGCGCCCACATTCAAGAAGCAACTGGAGCAGTACAAGGGGTCTAAGCTATACGAACAGGAGGTCATGGGATTACTCGTTGACCTAGAGGACGGCAAGGTCGTCTCCCGTGATATGTTCAAGCTCTACCCATCTAGCAAGCCGTTCCCTAAGTTCGAGTACATAGTCCAGAGCTACGACTGTGCCTTCAGTGACAAGACCTATAACGACCCTACTGCTATGACCACATGGGGCGTGTTCAAGCCAGTGGATGGCCCGATGTCCTGTCTACTCATCGACTGTTGGGCTGAGCATCTAACCTTCCCTAACCTCAAGCCCAAGGTGCTAGACGAGTGGAAGGTATCCTATGGTGAAGGCTTAGACGCTAAGCGCCCTGACCTGATACTGGTCGAGGACAAGGCGGCTGGTATCTCTCTCATCCAAGAGCTACGTGCCGCTCACTTGCCAGTACGTGGATACAACCCCGGCAAAGCCGACAAGATGCAACGACTACAGATAACTGCGTCTATCTTCGCTACAGGCCGTGTATGGCTACCTGAGTCATCTGTACGCAAGGGATTCGTCCGTGACTGGTGTGAAGGGTTCCTATCCCAGATATGTTCCTTCCCTGATTCGACCCATGATGATTACGTCGATTCTGCTACTCAAGCTATCCGACTATTGAAAGACTTAGGATTTCTAGACATAAACCCAGAACCTCGCTATGATGAGGATGATTATGCGGAAACTCGACCTAAGAGGATTAACCCTTATGCGGCTTAGACCATGGCAAATGTAACTAAGATTATAGGTGGCTTGAAGTCGTTAATGACTCATAGTGGCGACAAAGCCCTACCATTAGCGTTGCCCCGTGCCAATGTGCCGAGCGCATACATCAATCAACAAGCTGAGCGTGTAGCACGCCAGATGTTAGGCGAACACGTGACTAGTGGTAAGGCAGGCGACACCAAGAATCTAGCTGGTCGCTCTATGAAGGAAAGCCAACGCGTTAAAGGGTTGGATTACAAAGTCACCCCTACTGGTACCGTGGCTGAAGAGGTTGTACATACACCACGCATAGGCGACGTCAATGTTGGCACAGTAGGCGACCAGACCATAGCTGACTCCATGTTGGAAAGCGTAGGTGACATTTATGGAATCAACTCCCAACAAGAGGGTGGTGCCAAGTACGCATTGGGGCAAAGGCATATCGCTCAACCTGAATACTGGAAGTCTGGCAAAGAAGCGGCTAGCCGTTTCCAGAACAAGGTTAACCGACTGGGTGAGTTCTACGAGCCTGACCGACTAATCGGCACCCATGTTGCTATGGGGCCAACGTCCAATAACTTTGCCATGCATCTTGCTGATGCCAACATGAAGGCTATTGACTGGTCTAAAGTTACTCCCAAAAATATAGCATCATTTGATGACATCATTAGGACTCAGCACAAAGACCCCCAGACAGGAAAGCCAATTCCGTTCCCTGAGTGGCCCGGTCTAGCTGACCCAGAGGGTGCGTTTAAAGCTATGCAAGAGAACCCATTAATGCGTAAGTGGTTCAATGACCGCATGAAGACGCCCTCGGTGACTGAGCCATTGGGATTGCCGAATGGTCTGGACATCCAGTACGCCATCACCGAGCCTAGCTTGCGTGATATGGAAATCAATATGACTGGCTTGATGACTGGCGAGCTTCAACCTAACGCATTGACCGAGGTTGGTGGAGCCCCACACAATACCTATTCAACCCCCATCCTAAGTAAAAAGGGAACGCCTGTTGGTGGTCAAGAAGTGCTGACTCCATTTACTCTTGCCTACCCAGATACTGCACAGCATATCGCTACAACTAAAAGACCTTCTGAGTTTACAAGTACGATTCAAAAGGTCGTGCCACACCAAATTGTAGATGACCAGTTCATTAACCAGTACAACCAGTACCGTGAACGTATCAAGGAGCTGACTGGCAAGAAGAAGGGTGGGGAAGCAAGGAAGCACGGACACTCATTCGAGGAAGACCTAGCCGCCGCATTCGCTGAGGTCATAGCTGAGCATAACCCTAAGCCTATGCATGGCGAGATAACAGTTAAGACTAGCGCCCCTGTGAAGATGGGTGCAGGTGGCAAGGTAGTCAAAGGCGCAATCAAAGTATTCAAGAAGTTGTTTGCTGATGACGTCATGCCAGTTGCAGAGCGAGAAGCCAACAAGGCTAAGTTCTTATCCGACAGCCAAGTCAAAGACAGGCTGTATCACGCAACGACAAAGGACTTCAAAGAGTTCAAGGCTGGCGGTGAAGACCCAACATTGAGCGGCCCAGCAATATGGCTGACTCCAAATCCCCATAACCAACCAGCCGCACACAACATTGGCGGAGGTAGCCGAGGATTCAAAGAAGGAACCAATGTCATGCCAGTGTATGCGCAGACTAAGTCTCCACTAATGCTTGACGACGAGACAATGATTGAGTGGGCGCGAGAAGCTTACGCTGGCGGTAGTCGTGAGTTTCCTGACTTAATTTCCTTAAAGACCGTTGAGGATTTGAGGAAAGATGGCTATGACAGCATCATCCACGCAGACCCTTATGGCAATCGTGGTGGTGAACAGGAAATCATCATGTTCGAGCCAAACAAAATTAAGTCAGCCATCGGCAACCGTGGTACATACGACATCAACGAGAATGACATCAGCAAAGCCAACGGCGGTCTAGTCCACATGGCTATGGGTGGAACTGTCACAGCAGACTACAACACAGTACCAGACGATAACGACGGAGGCGCCATCATCCAGAACCCTAGTAGCTTTGCTAAGGGTGGCAAAGCATCTATTATGGACGCCCTAGACAGAGTGTCAGACGAAGAGACTATTGACCATCAGATAGAGCGCTACCTCAACAGGGTTAGGCTAAATGGGTCAGGCGGCAAGGATGCATACGGCACTAATGCTGGAGGCAGACTAGGCTTAGACATCCCATTGAGCAAGGACGTAACCATATCACCGTACCTAGAGGGCTACGCATACAAGCCGACTAACCAACCGATAGGTGGACAGGTGACTGGTGCTGGTGCCAACCTAGCCATGAGGTTCAAGGACGGAGGCGAAACTAGACATAACTTAGACGTGGCACCTAGACGTAACGTAGACGAGCTACACCCATTGGCTGAGGTTGGATTCCAACGCGACATCAAGAACAGCCCTTGGTATGCTGAGTTCGTCAGGCGCTACCAAGAACAACCAGACATACGTGAGGGTGGAGACTACAACTACCGTAAGGCTTGGGCATACGGTGCAGAACCACAACGCGACCCATACGACAAGAACTCATTGCATTGGCCTTCATCCCTACCTAATGGAGATATGCTCAAGTCGGAAGGTCATCCTACCGCATGGAAAGAACACTTCATGCGTGAGTACGACATCAACCCTGATGAAATTGGAGCTACCAAGGAGGAGTTTGAGGCAAGGCAAGAGAAGCCTATCCACATGGGTTTCGGTGGCTCCGCAGTTAACAGTGGTAAACGTGCCTTACGTGGACTGATAGGAACTGGTGTTGCCGAGGGTAACAAGCTCAACATCATCAAGGACACAGGCGGTAACTGGCTAAGTGGTAGCGTAGAGAAACATCTCAGCCCATTGCGTCAGACTGTAAATGGAGCTACACCAGCTGAACGCCTAGCTAGGTACAAGAGACTGGAGGAGCCGTACCAATTGGGAAGCAATCAGGAGCGTGAGGCTTTGCAGCGCTCTATCAATACAGCAACCAATGAGGTGGCCCTAGATAACTGGATTGGTGGCAACCTGACCAAGTACATCAAGAACCAAATGGGTACTGCCGAAGACCCTGTACGTAAGTTAGCAGAGCAAAACATTATACATACATCGCCAGAAGCTTATGGCGGTGATTATGGTCGTAGTAAATATGGAATGCCACAACTGGGTGTGTCACCACGAGCGCAGGCATGGGAGAATCTTACAGATACCCTGATAAACCCATCGACTGTGGCAGACCAAGCGGATATACACAGATTGTTCAATTATGGCAAGGAGGGTGCGGCGTCACATCCAGAGCCTTGGATGGCGAAGGTTAGCCCATACACTAAAGTGTATGGAATATCAGAAACCACAAACCCGCGTAACTTCGGCTATGACCACATTCTGGATGTGTTGCGTGAAGACCTCCAGACTGGACGCATTCTCCCAGAGAATCTGAACAAGATAAACATGGAACACGCTGTACGCCGTACCTATCAGTACGACCAAGAGTTGGCAAAGCGTATGAGAGAAGCTGGCATCCTTGCTCGTGAAGGGTTGCCAGTGCATAAAGAGTTCCCAAATGGGTTTAGGTGGCTACAACTGAATAAGCCCGGCTCATTCGCCGCTGAGTCAGACGCTATGGGTCACTCTGCACGAGG